AAGGCCGTTTATACGAGCACGAATAGCACACCGTACCCGCGTGTGCTTATCAACCTGGGCGAGACAAGAAATAGGAATATTAACTTTAAGAACAGACATAAATATATCCCTCATCAACACAAACTAAAAATGGCGATTTATACCCATCATTAAAACAAGAACAAATTAAAAGACTTATCTCATATTCATATTTCCACATTAGGAAGAGAAACCGCGCCATCCAAAACAAAACCAGACACCGTATTAACAACCGGTGTCTCAACAACCTGACCATGATCTTGCTCATGGTCTAAAACACACTGCTGCCGGCAGAAAATCATAATATTCTTAACCTGACCGGCAATAGAACCCATAGGCTTGGCACAATGAGAACAAACTAATTCAGAAAATCCTTCACGATTTATCATTTAGCGCGATCTCCAGAAACTTACTTAACATAACTACTCCAGAAACATAAATAGCAAGCCAAAAAAACATACAACCTATGTCATACAAAACACTTGGCATAAATGCCTCCTACTTAACATAATATACATTGAACGAAATCTTAAAACACTAACTAACGCTTAAATAAATTTTAAAACAATAGATCCAAATTGTCAAACATTAATAATAACCAGTATCAAACCTTGAAGGCCGCGACTTATTATTACGCAAAAAACCCTTCAAGGAATTGAGACCCAAGCCCAACGGATTAACAGAAGAAAGGAGACGACTACCACTATCGGTAGCCATAGTGTAAGGCCGTACTCGCTCTGTAAGTAATTCAGCTTTCGCTTTAGATTTAGCATAAGGTAAACGAGCCTCCGTTTCAGAAGCGCCTGCGCGGTCGTACCGCGCGGCCGCTTCATTCTTACCAACCTCAGAGGGCATACGATCTCTACCCTGCCGGGTATTAGTATCATAATCCTCGCCGGATCCAGATTCAAGCAAATCCACTGCAGATCTCGCCGCTATAGGAGAAACACCACCTAAAGCAGCTATAACCTGAGCACGAGCATTATAACGAGCAACCTGTGAACGATTCTGCAACTCACGAGACTGCATTTTCATTTCAGTCTGCTTTGTAAAATCAGCATTCTGCATACCTGACATATTAGACGTCGCGCCTAAGCGCTCCCAGGGAGTAGTACCCGGATAAGCACCATCAAAATACTCAGCCTGTTGCTTACCCAGTTCCGATGGTGTAGGAACCCCCGGAACTTTATCATCATCGCCACCAAAAATCTTATCAGCGATGAATGGAACGGCCGCAGCCGCTAATGCACCCCAAGGCATTACACACCTCCGGTCGGCGAAAACTCCTGAATCACAGTCGAATACTTACGAAATGCCAACGACACGCCGCCCTTAAGTGATATATCCGCGGCACCGTTATTATCCATCATAAAACCAAAACAATAAACAAAACCTCCAGACAATTCATATGAAAATAATTCGGTATTAATCTCATCAGTATATACACGATTACCAGTACCTAAACGATCCGACGTATGAATAGAAGGTAAATATATCCATTTAGCCAACGTATTATTAGCAGACGCCTTATCAGAGGTAACAGTATTATTTGTCGCTTTGCGACCAAAGAAAAAAGAACCCTTAGGCGTAACATTCGTACCACCGACCAAAAAACATGCTTTACCGTACAACTGAAACATAAACGATTTTAAATCATTCTGTGGCGATAAAAACAAACCAAACGCAACACGTCGATCTGTAACCAAATTAGACGCCGCGTCATCCGTTAAAAAATTAAAAGCGTCGTAATCATCACGAACAGTAGCAGTATAAGCATACGGCTGAACGGTATCCGTAGCATGCACAGAATCAATAGCGGCTAAATTAGCCGTCGATAACTTATCAGAAGAAGGATTAAAATATAAAACCTTAGGACCAACAGGATCAGGACGCATTAAAAAATCTCCAAGAATTAGAAACCGTTAACGGTTTAAGGCCCGGCGGGAACACCCCGCCGAGCCTAGAAAACCAACTACTCAGTACCTGCAAAAATAGAACGCTGAGGATCAGGAATAAACCGATTAGACCACAAACCAATATGACCCTGAACATTCCAATGCTTAAGCTGAGTAGACGTAAAAACAGAATCATACAAACTATGCGAAATCTGCACCATATCATTTCGGGAAGAAATAACACCCGGATTAATAAATGGATGACCTGCAGAATCCACATAATCAAAATGCATAAGATGGGGCTGTTCACGAAACCACTGAGCATAAGGAACCTTACCTAAATCAACAGCCGCGTTACCATCAAGAACCTGATCCGCGGTCAACGTAATAGGAGGTTCACGCCGAATAACCGTAGGATCCCCGGCTATCTGCTTATAAGTCGGCTCAGAAAATCCAACAATAGGCGATACTTCCATAGAATAAATAGGCGGGAAACGCAAACAACCCATAATCCATAAAGTACCATGCTCCGGAAAAAACTTACGCGGAAACATCAAACGCGAAACGCCTACGGCTTTGCCTGTGTACGAACCAAGGGATCCAGTGTCTGTCGCGTTCACGTCCTGACCGCTAAGCCAATTTCGGCTGCGCGCCACCAGTTCCGATCTTTGGTCGGCGTCTATGTTTACATGTGAACTCCATGCATACTCGAGCACATCACGATACCTAAGAGCATAGAAATCTCTAGCTGTTTCAGTAGATAGACGCGCTTTAAGTTGTGCAAGTTCATATAAATTAACCTCTCCACCTGACAATGGCAGAGAATAATCAGCACTGCTTAACGTCGATACAATACCAGTGTTCCAGATACGCTTTAAATGACAAGCCTGGACACCATAATCCAATGCCGCCGTATTAGCGGCAAGAGTAGTCAGATAATTATCTGCCAAATTCGAGGCTTGAAGATCCTTGAAATAATTATTATATATCTGTATAGGACCACGAATCAACCAACGAGGACGCGCAATATTAGCCGATAAAGGAAATCCGACACACATGCATGTCGCATCCGTCTGTAACGAATCAGTTCCTAATGTAATACCTTCATCCTGGCCGGCCTTTAAAAAATCAACAAAATCCGATCCGTATATATGACGATCCGGAAGATAAAAAGCATACAACTGTACATCCAAATCCATATACAAATTACGTCTAAGCTGAGAAAGACGAAACACAAAACGCGCGTCCATCTCCATAGAGTCGCCGGCGACTATCTTTATACAAGATAATGTTTGTAAACCACCGATAGAACCAACCTTAAACGTAAAATGACTTAGATCATAGGGAGTGCGCGGCACATCAACAACAAGCGGCTCCTTAACTGACGACTTAGGACCAGTATCACGTAAATTTTGCATTAGAATCTCTGGCCTCCAGGAAAATGGATCCGAGTACCACGCCGGGGTTTCATCACTTAATCACCTCCTCAGAAATAACAATACCTTTAGAATGCAAATAATCTTGCGCTATAGGAGCAAGCACTGACACCAATGCCGTCCAAATAGTACCGAAAATAGCTATCCATCTTTTACGCACATAAATAGCCATTAATTTTCTCCCTTAGTCTTAGATAATACCTTTTCAAGAGCAATACCCGTTTTCTTAGAAAACAACGCCCGCGCAGATCCACGCTGCGCAGTTCCATAAATAAGCTGAACAATAGCAAATATTCGCTCAGGCTGAACCGCATCAATGCTAGACATACGCGCCTTATCCTCAACAGGACGAGCATCCGTAACCATATGACAAGCAGACTGCACATTAACACCGGCCACAAATACCGTAATAGCCGCTGCCGCCCATTCAGCAGACAATGTAAACCGAGGAAGACCCATATAATCACCAGAAGCGTTCATAAAAGCATGTAAAACAGTTCCCATACGAACACGCTCCGGAGCAGTCCAAGGTTCATCACCTATAAACCTTTCAAATTCATGTTGAGATACATTTAGCGCGTCCAACATACCTTTACGCGCCATATCAGCCACCAACTGCATAGATCCAAGAGCCGTATCGAGACTTAAATTAACGTTCGGATTCATTAATCACCTTTTCTTTAACTACAGTTGGAAAACACTGCTCCATGTACTCATACAACCTTTCACAAAAACCGATGAAATCCGGCCGTGATGTAACTAAATTTATCTCTTTAAAATAAGAATCAAAGCCAGACCCAAACAACCTAATTCCATACACAGAAAATGACCTGTCTTTAGACTCTCCATCTAAAACATAAAATAACCCAGTGAGTACCTCCTTAATACGCGAATAGGGGACCGCTGACCGATAAAGAACTGACAACACGCACAAATGCTCACGTACAGCCAATATCGAAAAATACCTCGCTAATCCACTACGACGCATACGACACCCCCGGAATAGACATGGACCAATTAGACGCTTTAAATCGACTAGAAACGCCCTTCTCTCTCATACTCGAAATCCCTATGTCGCCAGCTTTCTGCAGGCTGCACACGAGGGTCCCTCGGATCAAACTTTGCACGCGCGAGAACATATTCTCCGGACGGACGAGCCACGCCCGATCTGACAGGCTTTGAAGGATCATATTCCCGGTCCCATTCTTTGTTAAACTCTTCAAGATAAGCCTCTTTGTCAAAATTCGGGGACACCGGGTCGAGCCTTCCTGCAATTTCAACTGGGGATTCTGTAGGAATGTTAGCTTCTGGCTTTTTGACATCTTTTGTATCTTCTGACTTAGGGGCAGTGCTCCCATCTTTCGCGATATTCTGGTCCGCCATAGATTTTCATCCTTGTTAAAATACGATTTAGTTATATACTTCGACACATACCCACAAACTGAACCTACAGGATTCGCTTTAATAGGCTCATACTGCTTTGTCTCCTTATTCAATTCAACCGGCCATCTCCAACCTTTACGACCAAACGAATCACCATACGAAAAACGAACCGCTATAGGAGCAGAAAAACCTGTACCTAACTTCCAAAATTTCTTTAAAGCATCAATTTCACGATTATATGGAACATTCACACCATAATTAGGATCAGAGCAAGAAGAGGGAAGAACCTTAAAAACATGCAGCACATGAATGTGGAAACGACCATTCTCACCGCCTTTCTCAATTACAGCAAAATACGTATGATATTCATTACCTTTCGCGCGCTCACGCATAGCATTACGATAAGTACCGAAGGCAGCCTGACCAAAAAAACGATCAACAGCACGGACATAATCAGTCCATGCTGTCGAACGAGATCCGGCCACTCGGCCAGACCGTGCTTCCGGAGTGCCAAGGACACGTAATACCTTAGACGGAAACACCTTTGACATAGAATGAGGAGCAACCGTAAGGGTATTGAAAACAACATACCAACCCTCACGCGACCGGGCCTCTACTTCGATGAGGAGGCGGCGCAGCAATTCAGACTTACGACCAGATTTAACTGCTTGCTCCGAATCTTTCATAAACTTATCCATTAAATGTGTAGTATCTTTCTCTCTGTCGAGAAGAGCTCGCGACCGCGCCAAAATAGCTTCCGGTAAACCTTGATTCTCCTCAGCATGTAACTTAGCCTCCAAATGCCGAACACGCACCATAGGATCATATTTCGACTTAATATAACGACCAAATAGCTTTAAAGAATGTTCTTCAATAGACTTAGGAAAAGACTTAAAGGCTTCAAACACTTCCCTGTAGGAAGTGTTGCAAACAACGTTACTAGTAACAAGTCGGTTGAGTAATATATTTAACTGCTCCAATTCCAACTCTAGGGCATATTTAGCACTGATAGGGGATCCTAGAACCTTGAACTGTTTAGAAAGGCCGTTTATACGAGCACGAATAGCACACCGTACCCGCGTGTGCTTATCAACCTGGGCGAGACAAGAAATAGGAATATTAACTTTAAGAACAGACATAAATATATCCCTCATCAACACA